GTAATTGCACTTGTCATTGCAACTTTTGCTTCTTTTATTTGCTGTGAGTATTTGCGAGCAGCACCCATAATTGCACCAGATAGTCCACCAAGTGCAGCACCCACTGCAGTACCAATTCCTGGTGCAATCATTGTTCCAAGAGCTGCACCACCTGCTGCTCCAGCCAGCCCACCAGTGGCTGCGCTCCTAGCTTTTAGTGCTCCACCAAGTCCAGCTACGGCAAGACCAGCAAGTGGATTGAATTGACCAACCATTCCGCCAAGAGCCATTGCCCCACGCATTTCTTCTGGTGCATATTGCGAGGCCATAGATAGGCCGAGTCCAACGCCCATCTTCATGCCCATACTCTGGTTTCTTCCTTCAATGCCAGCTTCTTTGTTACCAAGTATTCGAGCGCCGCGCACTCCAGCACGGCGCTCTCTGGCAATTTGCCCCATACTTCCTAAGCCGCCGTACTGTTTTATGTTTCCCCTCTTGTCCATATATCTTGCTACGCCATCTTCGCCAACAAATCTTCCAGTATATGCAGTTCCGAATCTACCAGTAGCTGGCATATTCATTAATTCATTGTGTTTCCTAATACCTATCGTTGTTTGCTGTATTGATTCTTTAGCATTGTTCAATGCTGCAGGTATAGAACCAGCCCTTACTGCCTGAACACCGAGCTGCGCTCTCTCCATAAGCGGCAAGCTGTTTGGAGCAACAGTTTGCCTCCACTGTGGAAATCTAAGTTTTCTTACACCAGCACTTACTAGCCCACCAGTAACTGTTGCGCCACTAGCTAGACCTGCATTTTGCGCAGCGACATACTGACTGGCAGTCATTCCACCCCTCTGTGCGGAGGTCATTGCCGCAGCCTGAGAATATGTCATTGGTCTAGCGCCAGATGGAAGACCAGCATTCTGCGGCATTGTTCCCGGACCACCGGCACCAGGTATTGGTCTGACTGGAGGCATGCCGCCGCCTGGTGGAGTTCCAGGTGGAGCTCCAGGTGGGGTATGTGAAGGCCTCCCTTGAGGAGTTCCAACTGGTGCACCATTAACGCTGACATTTTGTGCAGTTACGTTCATTAGCTGTGTATTGCCCATTGGCAATGCACCACCAGTAGTGTTCTTCATCTGCCTAGCCATGATGGAGAACATCATGAGTCCAGCTGTATCTCCAAAAACGCTACTGAAAGAACCGAGAAAACTCTTGAGAGTATGGAACATGTCGCTAATACCCTTAAGTACGTCATTTACGAAAGGAAGCGCACCAAAGAATATTTCTCTAAACTGTGAGCCAAATTCCATTAGAGCAGTTAATAGTCCACCAACTCGCTCACCAAGTTCTTTAACATTGTCTGCATTTTGTATCAAACGCCTATTAAAGTCATTCATTGCATTAACGCCACCATCTTTGATGGCTTTCCATATTGGACTAAATGCGCTTTCCAGTACTCGCGCGCCTTCAATAAACTTTCTCAAACGTTCAAGAACAATGTTCCAGCCTCGTTTGAAATTACTCATCCAGTCGCCAATTTTTTCGAACGTCCCAGTGGCTTTTGGCATGTATTCTCTAACTAGTTTGACGAAAAAGTTAGAGACTTTATCTACAACATTTACTAAGCCATCCATAAATGCGCCAGAACCAAATCGTCCAAGTTCTACGCTGACTCTTCCTAGATCGCGTTTTATTATTCTGAATATTTTCTGCATTGCAACTTTTGCTGGTTCTAAGAACTGAAGACCAAAGTCAGCAAATTCGCTTCGCAGTATGTTGAAGAATGTTTTTATTCTTCCTATAAGTGTGTTATTAACCTCGGCAAACTGACCGAATACTCCACCCTTTTTTGCAAGGTCGCCAGACAGAAGTGCTTCTTGGAATTTTTTCTTGCTGCTTATGCCAAGATCTTTCATGGCTTTTTCCATCTGCGGCCCAAGACCCTTGGCTGCAGCCTGTACATCACTAAAACTCTTCTTTGTATCGCTGAGAGCAGCTACTACTTCTCCGATTTTTTCAGCCGCAGCACCAGGATCCTGTCCGGCAGCGCCGAAATCAAAAAGTGCTTTCATTATGTTTTTGCTGCCAGCTATTTGTGTCGAATTCATAGACTTGGCCATTGAGCCATAGGCCTTATTCAGATTTTCAACACCTAGTCCAGCAAGGTCCGCATCAGACTGCAATGACCTCATTGCTATTCGAACTTGATTAGTTGCAGAACCGTACTCTCTGGCTGAACCTTTTGAGAAGGCAAACATTGCGGCCTGTTGCTCGCGCATCGCTGCCGCAACTGTTGTTAGTGCAACTGCTAATCCTCCAGCTGCTCCGCCAACTATGTTCATAGTTCCCCTATAGGCTTTCATTATCCCCTGGCCAATAACAAAAAGGCCATGTATAGAAAGTATTGCAGCACTCAGTAGCGCCATTTGTAGGAGAGTTCCCTTAATGGCAAGGCCAAGGAATTTAGTAAGACCCATTCCCATGAGTTTGACGCCTTTATCAAAGCTGTCAAAGCTCTTCTTCATTCGTATTATTGAGTTTGTAAATGTATCGCTATCATCGGCAAGTTCTTGAAGTCTGTTTGTCTGACCGCTACCAAGACCATTAAGAGCTTTATCGACAGCCTTGATTTTGGCTATGGCCTTAGCCCAGCCTTTAACTTCTAAGTTAATATCTACATTGCCGTCTGCTGCCATCTCTGACTCCACGATTTGATGAGAATCGCGTGAGTGTAAGAAGCGAGCGCCTGGTTAGGCCTTGGCCCGGCGTTCTTGCTCTTCGCGGTCGTTACTTATTACTTTAGCACATGCGATACGTATCAGCCATTCATCTGGCGTGCAATCAAGTAAGCGTATTGGGTCTGTCCCCCACAGCTCACCGAGGCGAGCTGCTGTTATAACATTAGAGTCTTCGACGAGATCGTCTAGGACTCCTTCGTAGGGTCCACCGTATCAACTGTGTCTGAGTAGCCAGCAGCGTCAAGAATTGCAAGAGCAGCAGCCTCGATGTGCGGGTCAACACCAAAGAATACTTTTACGCAATCCGGCAGCGGTTTTGTAGTATCCGTCATTGCAAGAATTGTTGGAGATGCGAAAGTTAGCTCGTAGCCATCGTCATCAAACACCTCTTCGCCATCTATGCAAATTCCAACTGTTGTATGGCCAATTACGGAACAAGCGAACTTTGTGGCATCCATGCCATTTCTGGTGTCTTCACCAGCTTGCTTACGCCAGTTGCGCATTTGATTCTGCGTAATATTTGGGCTGACCTTGATGGTTACGCCAGGGCGTTCTGGAACCTCAATATAGACAGGGAGGCGTTCTACCTTCTTCTTAATCGCACTAGTCAGCTTTTGTAACGGAGTCTCCTCTACGGGAGTTGCTGACTTTGTCGACGGAAGTGAAGGTTTTGCCTTTTGCGCTTGACCTTCTGTCGTAAATAGTTCTGTATTTTCGCTCATAGAGAGAAAACTAGCACAGCAAAAATAGATGCTAGTGGAACTATTTATTTAATGAATTAGGCGTTTTCTACGTCTGATATAGCGAAAGTCAAGGCGAACGTCGCTGGTGCACCAGAAGATGAATCACCATCTGGCTCTGTTATTCCAACAAGCAAAGCGCGTGGGTACACGCGGTCAGTGCCCGGAACCTTGAGGTCGCAGTCATACGTCTCTACGGTGATGTCATAGTACGCACGACCAACTAGCGGACGCAGGTCAGCAAGCTTTTTCGCTATACCCGAAGCCAAGTCTGAGTCATTTCTGTCATCGTCGTAGTGGGCTGTTAGCGTAATGTCGCCAATTTCCGAAGGTGCACATATGACCGTCGGACGAAGCTTGCCACCCTCGTAAATTTTTTCTACGGAAGCTGTAATTTCTCCGCCCGATACCTGAGCGAACTTAAATCCAGTCCACTTAGGATGCTTTAGAGGCTCAACGGGGACTACGCTACCGAGAACTTGTCTCTGAGATACTTTTGCCATTGGTCATTCCTCCGTTATTGAACGACTGTTGCTGTTAGGTTTGACTTGACGATTTCGACTTCAATCTTGTCGCCAACGCCGCTTGTTCTGATGCCAACCTTGGCCTTAACTGTGCCACCAGCAAGCTGCGATACAGGGTTTAGGGCAGCGTCGCATCTAACCGTAAATCCTGAGTCGATCTTCTTGCCATTTGCATCGAATGCTTGGAATAGGGCACCAGAGTCACGTAGTGGAGCAAGTACAGCTATCAAGCGTGATGTAATTGCTGCAAATATAGTGTCGCGGCCATCGATTGGGCTGAACACAAGGTCCTCGAGGGTTCTTCTTGAGTCGACCACGACCGTGTTGACAATGTCCTGGGTTGTGATGTATCTGAAGTTATCCTCGTCTGTCGATAGCGAACGAGCGCCATACACTCTGACAGAGTTTTGAATAATTCTGATTGCATTTACACCAGCATCATCCAGGGCATCGCCATCGGTCTTGTTGATGTCGGTAGCAACGCCAGTGGCAAACTGAGCTACAGAAATTAGGCCAGCAGCAGCTATGTGCGGACCAGTTTGGTTATGGCCAAGTGCTCGCTTACCAGCGACATATCCAGTCGGTGGAATTCTGCGTGTAACACCAGCTACGTCTGTCGGCACATCGATCCATGGGTGATAGAGCGCCGCGTGTTCTGCATGCTCTACAGCCTGAAGGTCAACGGCCTTTGCTATTGCATCAGCATTTGTTTCAGCATTACCAGCATGAAGAATTGCGATTCTGTTGTACTCATTTGCATGAGCTATGAGAGCTTCTGATATTGGGAAAGAACCAGCAGATGCTGTATTTTCCGTTCCGTCGACTATTGCAACAGCGCCAGATCCAAGGGCATCATTGAAGAGGTCAAGACCATCTATTAGCTCTGTATCGCCAACATTAGTTCTGTCATCATCTCCAGCTGATAGTTCAGATGGGTCACTTGTAGTGCCAAGAGTTGCCGGTATTGAAGTTTGACCGGAAGCAACAGTTGCAGTTACGTAACGTGTTGCTATTGTGCTTGTATTAATTCGTCCGGCAGCTTGGGTAAGAGAAGTGCATGTACCAGTGCTGTATACGGAAACGCCATCGTAGTAGAGAGTAATTTTGAAAGTTGTGTTTGCAGTTGGGTGCGAAACAACAACACCTATATTTCCGCTCCAGCTTCCAGGGCCAGTTGCATCCAACGTGAGAACTGTTGTAGCAGATGCCGAGGCTATGCCAAGTAGGGCTTTTGTTCCACTTGTTGCGGCTGGTCCAACGACTCTTGATACATACGCCTGAGTTCCACCCTCTTCAAAGAATGTTTCTAGAGTTGGATGGAGGTATGAGTATGACTGGAACCCGCCGTACTTATACTCAAAGTCGGCAAGGCTTTCAACAAGGAGAGCCTCATCTGATGGGCCGCGCTCGGCCATGCCTACGACGAACAGTTGCGATGACTCGCGAACTGTTGCACTCGATGGCCCTGTTCTTACCGCTGTGGAGACAACTACGCCTGGCATAAGACCTTCCTATAAATCATGTCGAGGGATATTCTCCCGCCCAACTTTTAATATTGTACAGATGTTTGAGGTTTATCTAATGCAACTGTACGAAAGAATGATTCAACTAAATTTCAATTGACGATAATTTCAGCATTTGTAACGCTTCCGGATACATTCAAAGATGCACTAAGGCCGAATGGCTGAACATCAACCTGTATCTCGGAGACTTCACCTATTGGCTTGCGTGAAACTATTTCATCAATTTCGAGTGTGTAGCCAAGGTATGAACCAGCCATCATTCGGTCACCTTTTAGGAGCGTTACGTCAGAAAACTCCTCCCGTAACGACCCCTCGTCAATCATTACACGAAAAGAATCTCTCCCCAATCCGGAAGCAGCAGCAGAGTCATAGACCTTAAGGCATGGATAGTCGAGAACGGCTGAACGTAGAACCGTTGTCAGCCTGTCTCTCATTTCTGTAACTTCTTCCGAACCTTCTGTTCTTACCCATATGTATGTGCGCATCTGGTAGGCGACCCTGTACAAGGGATCTGGCCCTGCAAAGCCAATGCGATTAAAAGAGCCAGTCGATATCGCAACTGTTATTACGGTCGGCCATTCGTCTATGGCTAGTGGCTCATAAGCAATAAATTGAGACGGTGTTGGCAAAGTTATATCGTCTACGTTCCATGCATTTCTGTAATCAATTATTCGAACTGGAACATCTTGCTTTAAGTAATCGTTAACATACTTCTTAGCGAATTGCGCGCCATGCATCAATGAATAATTTGGTGTAGCCATTATATTTTGCCTCTAATAACATACTTTCTTGATTTTCTGCTTAGGTCACTAGCAAAGCCGCGAGGCTCAAAAATGATTTTTCTCTGCGGCATCTTTGTTGTGCCGTATTGATGAAATTGCGCATACTCAACATCGGTGCCAAATGTTGCTTCAAGTTTGTCAATTTTATTTACGGCAGCCTTGTCAAGGGAGCGAAGACTATTAAATAACTTTCCATCGAATATAAGTATTGGAGCCATTGGCCTTCTCACGCTTTTCCATGCCGCATATCCAGCATCGAGTGGAGCCCATCCACCAACAAGTGATCCGCCGGTAAGAAAGTTTTCTGAAAATGATTTTTCTAGCTCACGTTTTGCATGTTTCCAAACAGGCCTAAAATCTCTCATTCTTTCGCGGATATCTTCAAGAAGTTCTTCCGCGTCATCAGAATCAACGTCTGCTGTAACTCTCATTTTTAGGCAATTCTGCTTCTCTTATATTTTCTTACACTCGCTAGCTCTGTATCTAAAAATCCAGTAACAAGCGGACCAACATTTCTTGGGTTTAAATCTTTTACGCCAACAACATCATCGTGCATATTTTGCATTTCTCGCGATGCTGCACGAAGAATCATAATTTTGAAAAGCGGAATAGAG